TGCGATCGATGTGGTGCCCAACTAAGATATGCAATTGGCAAGAATGGCGTGGTCTACAAAGAATGCCCAGGATGCAAAAAGAGGTTCGCCTACCCAGAAGAAGGAGATGCAATATGCGAATAATGAATTCTGAAGAGATGCAGCTTGCTATGCAAAGAAGTGATGCTATACAATCCTTCTTAATGCAAATAGATTGGAGTGAAGTTCTTCAGTTGCAAATAGATTGGAACGATGACAAAGAAGAAAGTGCAGTCATGGTTCTGGGGCAGGAAGAGCCACTCTTCGAGCCTAAGGCCACAGTCGAAATGCTCAATATAAAAATATTAGCAAAACCTGGTTCATTGCCATTTGCTCGTGATGGGCATGGCAATACGATGGAGGGTCTCACAATATGAGGAAGGTTCTTTCTTTCGATGAAATCATCGAGATAATCAAAAAGGACAACGATCAAGAATTCGAAAAAAAGAGATTTGCCATAAGTGCATTAGCTGCTAGGATACACGAAGAGCTAGTTGTTTGGCAAAGAATACAAGGTTATCTTGAAATGATTAACTCCGAAGGTGCCCTCCCTGAAGGCGAACTCAAGACGTATATGATGCTCTCCAAACACAGTGAATCTTTAACCTATTTAATTATAAAATCCGCTCGGGAATTAGAAATTGAAGATGGCAAATCATTCAAAGAACTACTCGAACGACTTAATAATAACATGCTTGGTGACGATAATGACAAAAAAGATATCAAAGAGTGAAGTCGAACAGCACTTAATAACCATCGAAGACGAAGCGCGATACTTCGGTCTTAAGACTCAACGAAAAGATGGTCAGCTAATAATCTCAATGGGTGAATAAATTGGACAAAAAAGAGCCAGAAGTAGAATCGGAAGTCTTTAATATGAGCGAAGAAGAAATCAAAGATGTTCTTGCCGCACAGTCTCAGACAATGACAGAACTACTCGCTTCAGTTCTTAAGACAATGAAGGAAAATGGCTTCAACAATCCTATCATAAAAATTGGTGGGCTTGAAGTTATATCTGAACCGACAGCCCCAAAGAACGTCTTTGTTTTTTCACTTGGTACGATGAAGGTTGTTATTGATGATAATAGAACAACAATTTTTGAGAAAGTTTCTATTGTACAAGAAATGCTCACAAAATTGAAGGACTTGGACTTCAGACCAGATCGTATCATTTACCCAGATAACGCTGATAATGAAGAAGAAGAAGATGACAGTTGTGCTGGGATGTTCGGATAAAGATGACCAACAAGCAAGAATGGTTAAAGCTGCGGAAAAAATTCGACCTAGTCCGCAAAGACAAACTCGCACTTGAGAGGCTAGTAAAAAACTTTTGCTACGCGTTTCTTGTTGATTATAAAGGACGCCCTCTCAAATTGCCTCCTATGCAAATACAAATAGTTATTGAATGTCTGAGCAATAGATACTTAATGCTACTTTCACCAAGAGGTTCTGGTAAATCTAAAGCACTCAGTGTTGCCGTAACCATATGGATATACTTCTACAGAAGCGGCGAGAAAGTGGGTGTCGTAGCTCCACAGATGAAGCAGTGCAAAATTATTTTTAATGATGTTGTCGAAAATATACGCACCTCCCCTATGTTATCAGAGTTTAAATTTATCAAAACACTAAGAACCGAAAATGAGCCAATCCTTATCGTCGATGGAGGCTCAGTGGTACAACCATACCCGGCAGAAACAAAGCGCGAAGGTCAGAGCATTCGTGGCTTTCACGCCACTTTCTGTGTAGTTGACGAGAGTCCATCTATACCCGATCACCTTTTTGATGCAAATATTGAACCAATTGTTCTTGCTAATAGGGCCCCATTTATCAATATAGGCACACCCAAGACAAAAGATAATCATACATATAAATATCTCTATGATGACAGGTACAAGCATTTCAAAAGGCTCAGATTCACATATAAGCATGCCATGGTTAAGGGTGATGCCTACGAAACACCATGGAGCGAAGAAGACATAGAGATTAAAAAGAAGACATGGGGCGAAGATAGTATAAAGTTCAAGACTGAATATCTATGCGAATTCATTGAAGAGTCCGGTCAGTTCTTTATATCTAATGATTTTACATTCTACAAACTCAAGCACTTTGTACGCAATCCAAAAGAACTCAAAGGTGACACATTTATCACAGTTGATTTGGCTAGGCGACACAATTCTGTGGTTATCGCACTTTGGGAAGCCGCCAAGAAGGGCGATATGGATGTGCTATTACTCAGAGATCTCAAAGAAATAAGACCTCCGAAGGGTGGGATTGACCCGAGAAAGCTCAGAGGTGAGTTGATAAACTATGGAATGTTTTACAAAGCGCGTGGCATAGTTCTTGATGCAACTGGTTCTGGGACCGATTTTGTTTCGGATCTCAAGCATGATGCACGTACTGCTGAATATTCGGTTAAAATAATCCCATTCATATTTGATATTAATAAAGCAGCCCAGTATTCGATGTATAAAATGAAACTCATTAGTGGTGAAATTCTAATACCGAAGCCTTCATCAATGACGAGGGCACACGAACGTAGAATTATGGATCGATGCATGGAGCAACACTTTAATATATCCTATTCCTTTGCCAAGGATTTAAAACACGTTCTCATTAGGAGCGAGAAGCACAGACACGACGATTTTCCAGACTGCATGTGCATGGCCCCCCTTCTCATGGGTAAGGTGAAGCACACGACAACTGTTCTTGGTGCAAAGAGGGATAAATCTTTTATTCCAGATAAGAATGAGGCTTTTCATTCGCATTATGCTCAAGACTACTCAAATGATTTCGACAAAGAGAAATATGGAGGTGGCATAGGTGGTCAGTACTGAGGCACAAATAAAACTTGCAATTGTCTCATCGTACATGATAGATAAAAAGGTGCCACTTGATTCACTGGCCGAGAGGCTTAGAGATAACTTCGGTGTCGATCTCTCTGATAGACAGATAGCAGCTATCTTCGCTTACTGGAGGAAGCTAGGTGCTAACATTAAGAAGGAGAGATATAACTATCGCGAGTCTGGATACACTAGAGCAAGGGCAATATACACAATTGATGCGAAAAGTATAAAAAGGTTGTTGGACACTTTATATGAGGTGCTATTGACTTCTGAGCCCTCAAGGTAGTTGCTCTTTATATAACTTTCGAGGAGAAATGGCCATGGCAGTACAAGCGCAAAGTAAAAGAACAATGGGGCCCGGTGTCCCTAAGGGTGAATTAACTGGTTTCGAGTTAATTTACGAGTTTGAAAAAGGAGCCCCACATATAGGTGATTATAAATTTTATCGAAAGACCTATCTATCTGATCCTGTTGTGCAGACCAACATTAATATACCTTGCCGTTACGCATTCAAAAATGGTTGGTATGTCGAAGGCCTTGATCAAGATGCCAAAGATATTGTTGTCAAATATCTTGAAAAGGTTGGTTTCAACCAAAAAGGCTACATATGGCTTAAAGACGCAAAGATTTTTGGTATGGGCTATTTTGAATATACAAAGGAGCAACTGTATATCAGGAACCCTGACACAATGTTCGTAAAACTAGATATGAAAGGACGCATCGTGGGCTGGGAACAGAGAAGTGCATATCAACTGGAACCAATTATGTTTGAAGCACATGAAATTATATACTTTGCGAACAACCCATTTTCGGATTCTATCTATGGTATTTCTGATATTGAATCTGTTCGTTATGTGATTAGATTTTTAAAAGACCAAGCTGAGAGAGATGTCGGTGCTATGCTCAACAAGTATGTCGGTGAGCGTTATCTTGTAAGAGGAGGCACAGAAACGGATCCCTTTGATACCCCAGAATTAAATGACTTACGTACATATTTTACTCATCTCAAATTCGGTGAAGATGTAATAACAGCGGACAACGTTAAGGTTGATTCATCACGAAGTACCAACCATGCATTTGATTTCAGAGCATATCTCGACTATATTTTGATGATTCTTGCTATTGGTATGAATGTGCCAATTATTTTCTGGGAAGGAAGAAATTCTACCAACGCTACCGCTGAGGTTCAGCTTAAGGTATTTGAGTCATACATTAAGTTCATACAAACACAGGTAGAAGATGCATTGAACACGCAATTGATTCCGAATCTGATGCGCGATTTTGCGAATACGGGATTAAAGCTGGAACACTTTCCACAAATCAAATTCCACGAAGTTAGCTTAGATGATGTATTCATGCAAGCAAAGACTGACTTGATATACTTGCAATCAAAAGTTTTGGGTGCAGAAGAAGTAAGAGCAAGACAGGGTCTTGACCTTCGCTATGGTCCTGAGAAAGCACCCAATGAAAAAGGTACGAATATCGTTGGGCAGACTGGAAAGCCAGATGCTGAGAAAGAGATTAATAAATCTACACAGGCTAAGCTCGGTCAAGAGATGACAGAAGCAATAGCTGGTGTGCACGTCGTGGATATGATTAAGGAGTCTGAGTAAATGAAGCGTGTAGAACTTAGTACAATAAACGAGTGGCTGAATTGGGATAGTAATAAACCACATGCTATAGTTACTGTATTGCACTCAGGGAGATTCCCTCCATATGGGCGCGTACCCAAAGAAGAGATAGAGCAACTTATATCAAAGCTCGTCGGGCTCCCGGTCTATCTTGGTCATCAGGTTACGCCTGAAGATCGTATTGGTACTGTAGAAAAAGCGTGGCAGGAAACCGACAACCTTCTTGAGATTGCTAAAGCAAAGATTGACATAGATCCAGAATCACAGAGATATAAAAAACTCAAAGAACTCTGGGAAGCTGGAACATGTGACTCTGTTAGTTTGCAATTTAATTATACCGAACTTGGCTCAGGTGAATTGGCAGATATGACTGAAATAAAGCCGCTCGAACTAAGTGTTGTCGAGAAGGCAGTGTGCAAGGATTGCAAAATAGATACTGCCAAGTTTGGTGACAATGAAGATGAGGTGAAAGAAGTGTCTGAAGAAAAAGTTGATTATGATTTTAGTGATAAGGAGATTCGCTTACAACATATATCGTCTCTTGCCGACCAGAGATGGGAGGGAAAAGATGAGCACAGGCGCTTACAGATAAAGGGCATTGCTCTTAAACCTGGCATCTTCAATGACGTGGAATATGATTGGGATGCGCTAAAGAATTCCGCACCATCATTAATTGGTCAGACGATAAGCGTTGATCATAGTAAGTCTGTTCATGATGTGGTTGGTAAAGTTACAAATGCTTGGCCATCCGACAAGGAACAAACAATTTATTTTGAAGGATATATTGATCATGCGGGTGTTGCGGAAAAAATAAATCGTGGGTTGCTTGATGCAATTAGTCCCGAGGTAAAAAGCACACCTATCGAACGAAAATTCCCGCTTAAAGTCACCGATGTTTTATTCACAGGGATAAGCATCGTTGCTAGACCGGCCTGTAAAGGCTGCCGTCTTACAACAAAATCGGCTAATTATCTGAAGAAACTGCAAAATTATTATGAAGCCGGTGAACTAGAAACAAAAAACGCGCAACAAAACGAAAAGTATATAAAGGATAACCGTACTAATAGTTCAAGTACGGTAAGCACCGAGAATAATGAAGGAGGAAATACCGTGACCGATGAGAAAATTTTGAAAGAAGTTCAAAGCGAATTGGTAGAAGAGCCAGGCGCCGAGAATGCAGTTAAGACCGCTTCTGATCTTCCTAAAAAGGATACAGAAACCGTTCCTGTTAAGGATGAGGCAAAACCAGAAAAGAAGACCGAACTCTCCGAGGAAACAGAGGACGATGTGGAGATAGTAGAAGCCGAAGAGACAGAAGATGAGATGGACGAGACTTTTAAGCCGTTGCCACCGGGGCAGAATCGAAGAACTCTCTATAAGAAGTTACCAAATGGAAAACTTCTAAAGATTAGCTTCCCACGAAAGGCTGCAACGATACTTGTGAATGTTGATGGTTGGACAACGCGCCCACCGATAATAATCAAACCACCAAAGAATGGCTTAGTAGTTAAAAAACTGGAAGAAGAAGCAACAGGAGCCAACACAAAGTATTCTGAACTCGAAGCTGCACATACCGGCTTGCTCGCAGAAAATATCAATGTAAAAGAGCAGGAGCTTGGATATCAAGTGTCTGAGAATAGACTGGAAGATCTGAAGGGAAAGAGCCCAGAAGTTCTAACTGAGCTGTGGGCGTCCATAAAGGATGTAAAAGCACCCGCAAAGTTCGGTGAGGGACCAAAAGGCGAAACCACAGTGATTCCACATGGAGATGAATCCGGAGAGCAGAAAGATGAGAATCCTATGCTCGACGCTTACAACGATTTATAAAGGAGGATAAACAATGACTGAATTGCTATATGATACAGGACTTGTGAACGAAGATCACAAGTATGCTGCATATTGGGCTGCCATTGCCACACTCTACGACGGCGCAGGCGCTGTCAAGGATAAGGGCGACGGTACATGGACCTATTTACAAGGAACCCCAATCGAAATCGCAGCTCTAGCAAAGAATGAGCAAAGTGAGCCTTGCATCCAAATCCTCGGGTTTAACCCCGTAGGAACACCGAATGCTTGCTTGCTGAGTGAAGTACACGTTACAGTCCTTGGTGGGGTAATCACTGCGATTGCCGATATCAATGGGCGCGTAATGACCGAGGGAACAGCATTTTCAAGCCTAGTTATTGCGGCAGATGATCTGACGCCAACGGGCGGGGGATTTTACTACCTAGTGTAGTTGAGGTGATTTAAATGGCTACGGTAAAAGGTATGAAAACAGTATCGGATCTCGATCAAGAGAGACTCTGGACTGAAATGAAGAGAATGACGCTGCAAATCGGCGTCGCAGAGCCTAAGTACACTTTCAAAAAGTTGTTCACAAGGCCAGTTAGCTCGCAGAAAATTAGAGTGCCAAAAGAGTCGCACGTTAGACCACAGAAGCTTGAGGATGGCGCAACGCCTGACTACAAGAAGCTGATTGGCGAGTATATGTACTTCAACATCGATCTGGGCGAGTATGCTCTGGCAACAGGCATCACTCGAAACACCATTGAGGACTCAGACGAGGAAGAGGTTCGTTATCTAGCTGCAAGAACATTGAAAGGCATGAAGGACTTCCAAGAAGAGATGGTTGTTACCGAACTCGGGAATAACTATCTTGACGGGGCAGTTCCTGCTGACATGGTCCCACCGGACTATGGCTCAAATGGCTTCAATATAACGCACGACCACTTTGCAGCGGGACCAATAAGTCTTGCTACAATTGACACTGCCATCGCTAATATCGATGAGCATGGGCACGGTGCGAACACAATGCTTTGCAACCCAATGAATAAGCAAGATCTTCTGGATCTGCTTATCTCTGTTGACCTGACTGGTACGGCAAACAACTCGAATGCAGGTTTCTTCGATGAGAAGGGTACAATTGAGGGCAAGGATGCAGTAACAAGACTGAAAGGTCTGGCTGTTATCACAAACGCCTATGTTCCACAAGGGACATACTATGTATTCGACTCGAAAATCAGGCCAATCGCCTGGTACGAGAAGAGACCAATCACTGTCGAGAAAGACCCACGTGCTGGGTACGGAATCGCAGGGACATGGTATTCGAACAGATTTGGCGTGAAGCTGGTCTTCGGAACTGGTCTTGTACAAATATCTTAGATAACTAACTGAGATCAAATCGGGGGGCAACCCCCAACTTTTAGTTTTTTTTTAATTTTTTTTTCATTCGCAATCCTGCGAGATCATGGATTGAGGATATCAATCCTAAGAGATGACGAAGTAAGGAGGTAAGAATAATGTTACATGGAGAAGGACCAGATAAGAGGCCACGCCCAATTGCGGTTGTGGAGACAACGCCTGGTTCAAATATTTGGCTTTTGAGAACAGATGCTCAATTTACTGGGACTCTGGAAGTGAATTTGGATCCGGAAAATGATGGTGTTTATATTGGTGTTGGCTCAGATGTCGTTGGATTAACTGATGTCGGCGGCGAAAAGGGACTGAATATACACATTATTGACACACCAGTGGGTTTTGACGGCACTAATTATAAATTTTCATTGCAAGAGGATGCAACATTGCCCGGAGAAGGATTCAATGGTGCTGATACGATTGCAGCAGCAGAAACACAGCTTAACGGTGGCACACCACAAGCAATCAAACGAGGTGCGACGCTACAAGCCGACGATGATAATGATGAAACAGTATATATTGGCGTGTCGGGTGTTCTTGCAGGCAATGGTATAAGACTAGAGCCGGGAACTTCAGTGCCAGTCGATATTGATGACATCTCTAAGATATATGCAATCTGTGCAACTGGTGGGCAACTACTCAGATGGTTCGGGAGCTGATGACCGTGCCAGGAGAAGTTTTTCATGGCTACTATCATAAATGGCCACAACTCCCAGCTGATGTCGTATCCGAAGCACAACTAGCTGCGGCGATTCCTGAACCATCACCAGATCCACCGACCGAACCGGAGCAAGATGACACTTATTTTGACACCGAAGTTGGGACTCAATATTATTATGATGCGAACGAAAATAAATGTATAACAATTGCCTATATGTTTATGGAGATGTCTGGTAATTCTAACAATCTTTCAGCGGGCTCGTACTTCCATATCGGCACCGCGCCCGTTCAGCCAAACAATGGCTATCGCATGCCAAGAGATGCAATTGTTCTATCTATAGCTCTTAACCAAGCATCAATTCCAGCGACGGGCGTCGATGTGGATATAGAACACAGGGTTGCGGGTGAGAGTGCAATAAGCCTAACAGGTATATCAGTACATCCACCCTTTCCAATCACCGCAGTCACCACATCACCTCCATACACCTTTACTATTGTAGGAGATCAAACAACTCATTTCCCAAATGATGCTCATGTCATTAACTCCACTGGCAACGATGGTGATTATACTGTTATTTCCGCGGTATTTGGTGGTGTAAATACAGTAATTACTGTCAATGAAGTAATCCCAAGTGGAGTGGCAAATGGAGATATTTTTGGTCGTCATAATCCATATGGCACAGAGAGGCTCAGTCCCACCGATTTCCATGGGCTTACTATACCTCAAGGAAATCTATTGCAGGGACTTGTCGCACCTGGAAGTCCGAATTCCGCCAACTACCCAATTCTTCTGTTGGAAATTGCTTGGTATAAGGATGCATATCCAGATTACGCAGTCGTTGGTGGAACCCAAACGCCAGATGTGTTCTATATTGCTGGCGACCATACATCTGACTTTCCAGCAACTTCGAATGCGCGTACTATTCGATCTACTAGCAATGACGGCGATTACACAGTTGTATCGTCTGTTTACAATGCACCGAATACTGAAGTAACTGTGAACGAAGATATTCCAACCGCAACGTGGGATGGCGCACTTGTTGCACTGGGGGTGTAATAGATGGCTGAAGAAGTATTCAAGGTAAAAAATCCATCAACAACAAAGGATGTTTTGTTATCAAATTGGGGCTGGCTTGTTGGTGCCGAAAAAACTATAGAATTGGGCGACTACGACAAAGCAATTTTGGACACTGAGCTACAAGGTTATATCGCAGATGGGACACTCGTCCGTATTATAGAGGCTCTGGAAGTGCCAGTCAATAGGGCAAATCAGATGGCTTACAAGGACAATCGGACCATAACGGGAGAATATGTCGGTACTGGTGTCGCATTTGATATCGTAACCGGGTTTTCGCCGAGAAAGATGGAAATCGTCGATGAAGAGACGGGCGAGGTCGTTTTTAAAAATAAACGCCATGCTGCTTGGAAATGTCTTCTTCGCAAGAATTACGGCACGGATCAAGTTATGAAAGTCTACAAACTCACAGCCGATGGCGTTCAATTTGATACTGACAGGGCGATTATCGGATCGTCTAACTACGTGAACGAAAGTGGGAAGACGTATACGTATGTCATCTTGGGGTGATTTAAATGACACTTTATAAAGTAGATTGTGGCGATTGCCACGTAGAATATCGTACAGAAAACGATGAAACAGATTGCGAGCTATGCAATTCGACGAATATAACGAAGACAGTAGTAGGGTGAACTTAGAAATGTCAGAAGTAGTTCGGGATTCCTTTGATTCTTATACTGGTACTCCAGACGAGAGCAAGTGGGGTGATGTATATGCCCTTAGGTGATTTTTATTATGCCAATCTTATAGGAGTCGCGGGTATAGTTCCTCCGGCGTGTTCATTCGAAGACCAGTTTAATTATGTGGGGCCCGCCAACCCGACAAAATGGATAGTAGTCCAGGGGAATCCGACTGCGGATGGAACACAATTAACGCTTCATAAAGCCACTGGATATCCGTATGATGAGGATGTGATGTGGGCGCGTGACCCCATATCAGGAACTGAAATTAAGTTCGATTGTGATAAAGTTATTCTTGAAAGTAGGACGAGGTTCAGGGTAGACTCGGCCCAGGGACATATACAAGCTGTAGATATGTCAACCCTAGGACGATTTATAATAAACTCCAACTATGGTTCTGGAATACGCTTTCATACAAGTGATGGTACGTTATGGTCTTGTACCTATTGGGCGTGGCCTGATGATGATTATCACGATTTCAGAGTTGAATGGGATAGACTTTTACGGGTGTATAAGTGTTTCATGGATGACGTTTTGGTGGCCACTCATTCGCACGTCTTGGGAGACAAAGTTCCTGATTCAACTTTCAATCCACAACTTCAGTTACTTGGGAATTATATGGGTATAGAGAAGGATATGTATTTCGATTGGATTAAAGTTTGTCCAGTCGAATATCTATTTGAGGATCAGTTCAATTATGTTGGTATTCCTGACCCATCGAAATGGATAATAAATTCTGGTTCACCAACAGTGGATGGAACCCAACTAATACTTTATAAACCACCAACATCAGCCTCAGTGATAGCTGGTGATGCATCAACCGGAATCCAAAAACTATTCGATTATGACAAATACAACACGGAATTTAGAGCGCGGTTCAGGGTGGGCGCGGCAGAGGGAAGAGTATATTTGCCCGATTATGTCACAGGCCAATATATTCAAATGAAATCTAATTATGGCTCTGGAATTGCGTGCCAATCGTCGGATGGGTCGGGATATACGCGCACAGTGATTCCTTGGCCAGACGACAACTATCATGATTTCATTATTGAATGGAACCGAATCACGCGTGTTATCAAGTTTTACATGGACGACGTATTGAAAGCTACTCATTCAAATCCAAGTGAAAGTGTCCCAGACAGTACTTTTAATCCAGTCCTTTATGTAGGTGCCCCCTATATGGGAAGCCCGGAGGACCAATATGTAGATTGGATTATTGTTAAGGAGGTTCTATAATGCCACAACCTGGTTTTCATTGGTATGAAATTCCGAGCAAGGATGACCCCGTAGATGAACAGGTGCCTGATTTCTCGGGGGGAAGCGAACCCACAAAAGAATACCTTGTGAGCTTCGTTGGGTCCTGGCCAGAGAGCGTGGTTTGGTATCTGTTAGTCGAAGAAGTATTGACGGGGTTTACCGAGCTAACCGACGGTCAAGTGAGTGCGGCCGGAATGGAACCCAATCGAACAGTAACAGGAGGAGAATAAATGGCGCAACCCGGATTAACATGGTATGAGGTTCAAGCAATCGAAGGAGAGTTGGGGCCCAAACCAGACTTTGGCGATAATGCACCGACACAACCTGCTGTTGCGACTCAATGGGGGGCGGGCTCCTCTTCTACATTTGTGGTTCTCGCACAAGAGACACTACCCTTCCTGATTTTGACAGATGAAGAAGTGGAAGCCAAGGGAGTGGACCCCAATAGAACAATATCAGGGGTGACATAAGTGGGCGGAAGACCGTTCTGGGCCAATAGTGAACCAATAATCACGTACTTATTTGAGGACCAGTTTAATTATACAGGGCCGCCGGATCCAAGTAAATGGACAATATATATGGGTCTGGCGTCAGTCGATGGTTTGGAACTTGTTTTGCCGACAGTTCCATATCATAATCGTGTTATATCAATTCCAACATTTCTACACAAAGAAGTAGAATTTAGGAGTAATATTGCTCTTCTTTCGTCGCCTATCACATGGGGCTATTGTGGATTTTTTACTATAGCACCAGTTCCTAACGGGGCTTGGCTTCGTAGAAACACCGATGGAAATATCTATCTCGCAACTGCTGGCCCCCATGGCAATGAAATCGTTGCGCTAGTACCACAACCGTCCGCGGCTTACCACACATATAAAGTTGCGTGTGAAGCATCACAAGCAGTTGCTTATGTCGATGATGTCCCCGCTGCTGTGGCCAACATTCACGTTCCAGATCAAGCTTGTCCTGTGTCTATCTTATTATTGAACGGTGTGTCAGTGCCATTAAAAGTAGATTGGGTGAGGGTGAAATAAATGTCTCAGCCGGGATTAAATTGGTATAAGTGCAATACGACGCTCGAAGAAGATGAAACCAAATTTAAGTATCCAGATTTTATACACTCTGAAATTTATTATGCCTTTATGTTTATCGACGGAATAAATTGGGGCATTCTGACTACAGAAGTGCTCGCCCTGCCAACATTGACAGATGAAGAGGTTTCTGCCGAAGGCGCAAATCCAAATAGAACAATGTCGGGGGTAGAGTGATGGGGAGACCGTTCTGGGCGACAGGAGGGGGCACTGCACCATCCCCATACCTCTTCGATGAAGAATTCGACTACGTGGGTGGCCCAGATCCAACTAAGTGGACTACTATAATTCATTCTACAGATTGTGGCAATTGCACAGTAGATGGTAACTATCTTCATATGCCAGGTGCAAAAACTGGTGGACCAACTTATGGAAGTATCTGGACGGACCACTTCTTTAGCCAAAAGACAGTTGAAATAAGGGCGGACTTTCTGATGCCGACGAATTCTTATGGTCACCAAATACTTATCTACACGGATGTAGGTAGTTTCATCCAACTCGGAAAGCCGAGTGCACCATCGACTCAACTATTATTCAGAACTTTTGATGGAAGCACCTTGTCTCAAAGTGCTATAAATGTGTCCTCTGGATTTCATGTATTCAAGGTAGTTTGGACACCAACATCCATACAGCTTTATCTCGATGGCGTGCCCGGTCCAATACATGCGGAGGCTATTACTGGAAATGCACGAATAATTATATATGGAATAACTACTCCAATACCATCCGGGGCGTGCCAGGGTCCAGTCTTATATGATTTTATGAGGGTGTATCTATGACATGGTACAAAATTCCCACTCAGTTACATGAGTATGATATAATAGGCGAAATAAACGTTACAGACTACGGTGAGTTCGTACCAACGACGGAGAGTTTTGCACGAGAAGTTAATCTGGGGGGAACGTTCTGGTATTACATGCTCACCAACGAAGCAATGCCCTTCGACGAACTTACAGACGAAGAAGTTGCAGCACAGGGGCTAGACCCAAATATGACATTATAAGGAAAGATCGAAAATGAACGAACAGGAGTTTCAGAACTTATATCAGCAGGGTAAGGCAGCCCTCGGATTGACATGGGGTGAGATAGCTGTGCGACTCGAAGAAGTCGAGGGCCAAGGATGGCGTCTCTATTTCTATGAAGAGATAGACGGCGAGCCGCAGCTTGAAACAGAGGAGGTATGGGAATCATGGCCGACGTGATAACGACCAAAGCTGATTTTGACGAGGGAATCTATATTGATACTATGTCCGAGGAAATCCCTGGCATCATCCCACCCGATTGTTTAACTCTTGGGGAGATTGGGCCCCTCTCTATGGGGACTCCCGCCAACATGATTCCAGGTGTTGGCCACTCTTGGAAAATCTATAAGGTAGCACAATCAATTACGTTGGACTCAAATTTAACAATTGATAGTGTGAATGTACGTTTTGCTAACGGTGGAACTGGTGATCCAATCCTTTATATGACTGTGGTCCCAGATATTGCTGGTGACCCAGACACATCGACTATTCTTGCGGAGAGTGATCATAGATCAGTTCTGCCCTGGGCTGAAGCCTTTCGCATATTTAATTTCCCTCCTGTTAGTTTAACACCAAATATATATTGGCTCGTACTTCAGGCCGAAGATGGAACGCCCCCAAACAATTTTAGGATTCTGAGGTCTGGCAAGCCATCATCGTATCCATTCGGGCACATGGCAGGATGGTCTAGCACGACACCATGGTGGTATCATCAAGCGACTACTGATATGAGGATTGTAGTAACATTCAGTGAAAATATATTTCATGCTTCTGGTAGTTGGAAAAGCGACGAGAGGGTGACGCCCCCCATATCAAGAGTTGCTAATTATGTCTTTGATATTGTGGCAGGGTCTGGTGATGTGGATAACTATATTAGTAAAGTTGATATAGTTCGTACCTCTGACATGACTGTGGTCGGGACTTATTTAACACCAATTCGTGATGATATCACACTCACACCTGCGGATTTTGGAATAACTGAAAGGCCAACTTTTGATTGGCTTTTTGATGTGTACCTAATTGGTGACACTACTACAAGCATTCAACTTAATTCCATAACAACAGATTTTGTTGCAACAAGTCTTTATAATGCGGTGTTGCTCGATTTCAAACGAGCAATAGTAGCCGAATATCCGGAATTTAACGTTGAGATTGCCGGAACCGATGTCCCAAAACGCGATGCGCTTCAACCTTATATTTATATTATACCAATTAACATTAATACAGAATTCAATCCTATTGGACACAAGACAAATGCAGGTCATGGCGAAGGTCAAATATGGGGATTTAAAGTTTCAGTCATTGCACGACGTAATGTTTTCGTGCGTGGAAGAAGCGAATCGGAAATGTTACGCAATATTGGTGAATTGATGTATAAATTCTTTCGAAATACGGAAGAAAATCTGCGCACCGTATTCCTGGAAACTTATGAATACATTCGATATTTCCATGTTGGTAATTTGAGTAGTATTGTCTATGCCCCAAAAACAGAGGAATCTAGGATTGATCTCGATGTGCGTATAGAATTTAACAAGACACGACCTGTAGCTCCAACACCTCCACCATCACCATACCTCTTTTATGAACCGTTCGATTATGAAGGACCACCAGATCCAACTAAGTGGCCAATGGTAAATAATTCATCGGACTGTGGAGATTGCGAAGTCGATGGCGACCACCTTCGTATGCCAGGCATAGAAACTCAAAGTCATGGGACATTTGGAAACATCTGGACAGACTTCTTCTTTAGCCAAAAAGAAGTCGAAGTAAGGGCGGACTTTCTGATGCCAACGGATTCTTCTGGAATATTCATCGACATCTTTATAAACGATGATAATTGGATTCGAATTATCAAGCCCGTTTTAGTATCGACTGTCGTATCATTTCAAACGAGACAAGGTGGTGGCCTAATACAATCTAGTTTTGTGACTGTCTCTGCTGGATTCCATGTATTCAAGATAAGTTGGACGTCTGAACATGTGGGGTGTTTTGTTGATGGCGGCGCAGGTCCAATACATACGACGGCCATTACTGGAAATGCACAAATAGGTCTATATGGGATAGAGGGCCCGAAACCGTCTGGGACATGTGCGGGCCCGATATTATACGACTATGTGAAGGTGTATCGATGAATGAGCAGGAGTTCCAAAATTTGGTTGAAGAGGGCAAGACCGCCCTCGGATTAACGTGGGACGATTTAGCCGTGCGTATCGAAGAAGTCACTCAAGGGACAATAGGATGGTTAGGCCCGGCAATATCACCATATGACTACTTCACACCAGGTAAGTTTTACCTTCTAGTAGATGACAGGGCGACAGCCTCGGGGTCGATTGATTCGGTGCAAATCCATCTAGGGAATCCTAGTTGGTTCCCTGAAACGATTGCTTATATCGCAACCTATCGCGACTCAGGAACACCAGGAGTTGTTACAAGGGTCAATCCAGCATCGGTGCCACCATATATTACAATACCCTTTAGAAGCTCGGTAGGAGATTTGTTATCACTTCCATTATCAAAAACACTAGACGTTGAACTTGGCGATTATATCGGAATAGTCTCTCATCACTGGGGTCTGAGCGGAAATAGTCCACCATCTGATCATCCTTCAAAGGATGCTGGCAACATGTTCACCCCCCCACCAGCAGTTGATATTAGTTTATACTCAAGTTCGGGACCAGTCGTGGGTATGACCATTGCAGTACCGCCTGATCAATGGCGCCTTTATTTCTATGAAGTTATAGATGGTGTGATACAATACGGGACTGAGGAGGTGTGGGAATCATGGCTGACATAATCTCGAAAAAAGCCGATTACGATGCGGGAACATATGACGATACAATGTCAGAAGAGGTGCCCGGAATCATACCACCTGATTGCTTAAGTTTGGCAGTGACTAGCGAAGCATCCTTCTCCACAGATGACCCACCTTTAGTTGGTGCACCATTGGTAGAAGTACCAAGTATCGACAATCTTGAAGCTGGACAATCATTCCTTGTAACTACTCCACTATCAGTTTTTGCAATTGAAGCTTATTTTACTACTTTGGGTGAAGTGTCTGGCGATCCAGTTATGTATGTAACGATAGTCGCAGATGATGCTGGCAATCCTGATACTACTATTATTGCAGAGAGCGTTCACCGAACGATTCCCATAGAGGAGGGAACAATAGGTTGGAAGGGGCCAGCGCCTAGTGGGTCCGCTGCATTCTTCTCAAATCAAACTATTATCAACATTCAAGACTTTGCAACGCACGACGGGACGATTGATGAAGTCACTTTCGAAATGCACAGCGAACCCGCCGGGGCGGGAATCGTTGCCATATATCGAAATATTGGCGGAACCCAATATCAGAAAATAGACGAGGCGGCCATCGATGTGCCACCAGGATCTGGTATTCACACCGTATCTTTATCAAAAACGCTTTCGGTGTTAGTTGGCGATGCAATTGCCTTCTACACGCCAACTCTAGGTCTTATGTCACAACATACTGGACACCCGGGCGCTGTCCATGCAGGAAGTCCTCCGGCCATCTTTGACGCTTCAAGCTCCGGAAACGGGCCTGTTGTTGGGGCAGACATTACTACAGTCGTCCCCGAAACATTTAGTTTCACGACCCCTGCTTCATTGGCTCCTGGCACATATTGGGCCGTGTTTCAGTCCGAATCCGGAACTCCTGGGGGCAATTTAAGAAGTATAAGAACAAGAACACCCTCAGCATATACAGGTGGTCATCTTGCTTTTAGAACAAATACGGACCCTTCGTGGTTTCATTACCCCAATCACGATTTAACTATTATCGTACATGTGACTGCTTTCTACGACTTTGGTAGCTGGAGGAGCAATCTGCGCGACACACCAGCTGCGGTAGAAGTTATTAACTATGATTTTGATATAAACATAGGAAGTGGCGACGCCAATAATTATATAAACAAAATCGATATAATTCGCGCTGAAGATATGGTTGTAGTTGGCAGTTATACAATACCAATCGAAGTGAGCACACTTCTTACTCCTACCGACTTTGGAATGACAGAAATTCCAAATTTCAACTGGTATTTCGATGTGAGTATCATCGGTGATATGACGAAAAGTATTCAGCTTAACTCGATAACAACTAATTATGAACCGATGGCGTGCCAAAACGTGACGAGGATCAACCATATATCTATATTGTACCACTCAATATCGTAACTACTTTCAACCCAATTGGGCACGAAGTTGCAATAGGACACGGTGAAGGCCAGTCATGGAATTTTATTATTGCAATAATAGCCAGACGTGATATCTTTATGAATGGGGAGAGCGGAGCAGAAATGATTCGTACAATCAGTGAGCATGTCTACGAATTTCTCAGAAATGCCGAAGAAGATTTAGACAAGATTTTTCTCGAAGTAGAACACAATATACGTTATCTTTCTGTAGGTAACTTGACAGGGACGCTCTACGATTCAGATACGGAAGAATATAGAATAGATGTTGATTTCAGTGTGGAATTTA